TTACATCCACAAAGTTTGCTGCCCCGATGAAGTCGGATGCGGTCTGACTGGCTGCACTTCGCCAGGCTTCACGATATAGCGCTGTACTGACTCCAGCGTGACAAACGTCGCACTACAGTTAACGTTTTGGCATTGATGATAACGTTCCTTGGTGGTATCGGTCATGTAACGACTGGTACGCGCATGGGCGGCATGTTGGCATAACGGGCAATGGAACATAATGAGCACCTCGACGGTTTGAGTAATGTCGAAATTTTACGACAAAAAACCTTATATAACAAAAAGTTAAATTAATTGTGTCACTCATCATTTTCTGATTCGTACTCAACCTCAGAAAGCTTTATTTCGAGCTCTAAGCCCGTCGTGAAGCCATTATTATTGAGGTTATGAGTCACCCTACTAATCAACCACGCCTGCTCATCTATGACGCTCTTAAACCCTGAGACTTTCACCGGCGTTTCCGGGTAGAGATCGGCACGCCCGACGGCCAGATTTATCGAGAACTCCGCGACACCGCGCTGTAGCTTGTCCCACTTCGCCTGCGCCGCCCGCATGGCCTGGGCTTTTGTGGCGAACACCGTTGTAAGCGCAAACACGTTATCCGCCTCACCGGCCAGATATTCTCCCTCGCGGGCTTCCGGGACTTTAGTTTCCTTCTTTTTAGCTTTGGCTTTCGGGTGCTGTAGTGCGCGTAAATGCTGCTCTTTGGGCTTGCGCTTCACCTTCACTTTTTTCGGTTTCGGGTCTTTGGTATGAAGCCACTGAGCCGTAACACCGGTATAAGCGCCCCGGTCTGCAATCGAAAACTGGTGCCGGTCGCCATCACTGCGGGTGATCATCACCTGCGGAATGGGCCTGCCGCTGGCGGTTGTGGCATTCCCGGCTTTGAGAAACAGCAATTTCCCCGCCTTGACCGACACCTCGCCGCCGTTCCGGTCAGCCAGCCGCGTCAGGAATTTGGCGTCGGATTCCTGCGTCTGGTCGATATGCGGGATATGAATCCCGGCCAGCGCCGGAATGACACTCGCGGTCAGTTTGTTACGTGCGGCGATCGCTGCCACGACACCGCCTTTGGCGATAATGATTTGCGCCCCGGCGGCATCGTCAGCCGAGGCGGCGGTGTTGTCGCCGAGCTGGCGCGCCTGTTTGCGCAGTGCGGCCATCTCTGCCGAGTCTTTACCCACGCCAAGCACCGCCTGAAGCTCCGAGTTCTTTTGCGCAAAGTCATAGCCCGGTTTCAGCAGCGCCGTTCCCGCCAGCGTGGCGGTTGTCGCTATTCCCACCCCTGCCGCGCCCACCGCTGCCGCGTTACCGGCGAGCGCCTTCCCGGCCTGATAGCGCTGCTTAACCCGGCTCAGTTTCTCCTGTTGCGCACTGACACGCGCCAGCGCCTCACGCTGCCGGTTAAGCTGTGACGTGGTTTCACCAATACTGGTTTTCAGGCGACGCTCATCAGCGGCCAGCGTGCGGGTGTTTATCCCGGCAAGGCTGAGCTCCTGCCGCTGACGCTGCACGGATTCACGCAGGCTGTTGTGTTTAAGCTGGAGCGCGGCGGCGCTTTTGCGTGCCGTCTCCATCGCCTGCGCCTGCGCGCGGGTCGGGTTTTCGGTCTGTTTAAATGCCACGGCCAGCGCGGCGGCCTCCTGTTTCGCTTTTTCGAGCGACTGGCCGGTCACGGCAAGCTGTGCGCGGGCCCTGCGAAAACCCTCTATTTTTGATGCCTGGCTGTTGAGCTCACGTAACGTGGTTTGCGTCGCCCGCATCCCTCCGGCCAGTTCCTTGCTGGCCTTGTCGATGGATTTTAACGGGCGGGTTGCCTGGTCAACAGCCTTGAGTAATACCTGTAATTTCACACTACTCATTCGTGTTTCCGCTTCGCTGGATGGCTTTTTCTCGCCATGTAATGAGCTCTGTCAGGCTCAGGAGATAGAGCTCTGAGGGCGGCCAGTGAAAAATCACCGCAATATCCGCCATCAGGTCATCAACAGTGAGTGTGTCGGGGAAATTTACTGCGCCGAACTCGGCGACAAAAAACCGATCACCTTACCCGCCAGCGCCACAAGGTCGGGCAGTTCCAGCGCGGCGACTTCCTGCTCGGTCAGTGACGGCGCGGTGACGCGGGGCAGCACTTTAATCAGGGCATCGACGTCGGAGTTAGCCACCGCAGCAAGGCTGACACCGCGCAGCGTTCCGGCATTCGGTTTAATCAGGGTGATGGTGTCGATAGTCTGCCCGCCGCGCTGAACAGGATTTTCCAGGGTGATCACGTTGTCGTTATTCATAATTTTCTCTTCTTAACCGGGTTTCAGGATGAACCGGCCAGCGCACCGGCCGGGGTGAAAATTACAGGCCGATATTGCGGCGGTGCTGTTCCAGCCGGTCGGTGCCGTTGACCTTCTCCACCATGTTGAGGGTGTCGATTTCAACCAGCTCCCTGCCGTCCATCGTCAGTTTGAAATAGGTACAGACGACCGAAATTTTCGCTTCGGTGTCTTCGCCGGGTTTGTTCTCGCCGGTGTCGATTTCTTTCTGACGGCCACGCATCACCACTTCAACGGCGACCGTTTCGCCGGTGTCGTCGCGCTGGAAGGAACCGGCAAAACGCACCGGCACGGCATCAACGCCGGTTGCGCCGTACAGCTCCCAGATAACCGGATCCGGGAAACCGCCGAGCGACCATTCCATCGACAGGGCATCATCATCGAGACCGAGGTCAACCGGCGCGACGCCGTTCATCCCCGCCCCGCGATAGTTTTCGAGCTTGCGCGTCAGCTTCGGCAGAGTGATCGACTTCGCGATACCCTGATAGCTGTAGCCATTGAGAAACACATTCATGTATTTCAGCTTGCGTGGCATTGCCATTCAGTCAGGCTCCTTAATTGCTGTTTACTGAGGAAACCAGCGTCGCCAGATATTTATCGGTGATGCGCTGGCGCAGGGTCAGATTTTCCAGTGGGGGAACCGGCGTATAGTCATAATCGATATACAGTTTCCCGGCTTTCAGGGTTTCCGCGTCGTTGGCGTCCTCGTCAAACCAGCAGGTCGCATCCACAATGTAGCTGTTACTTTTCAGCTCACGGAATTTGGCGTTGATGCCATCCACGATGTCGCGGATCAGCGTCGCGGTGATCGGCTTATCCACCGCCCACATGTGCGCTTCGGCCATCGTGTCAGCGATAACCTGCGCCGTGCGGGTGTAGTTCTCAAACAGGAAAAGCGGGTCATCGGAGCAGGTGCGGTTGCCCCAGAAGCGAAAACCGTCCTTGCGGATAAGCGTGGTCACACCCGCCTCGTTAAGCAGGTCGGCATCGGTGCCGGGCTCCTGCAAATCCCAGAACACCGACGCACTGACGCCGGTCACACCGTTGACGCCGACGTTAGACAGGGTTTTATGCCAGCCGACCGACTGGTCGATGTACGCGCGCAGACCGAGGGCGCGGGCGGTGGCGTATGCCGTGGTGGTCGCATTTTTCACGGTGTCCCAGGCGAGAAAATCCGGCCAGATAACCATGAGCTCACGCTGGCTGAAATTGTCGCGGTATCGGATGGCATCAGAGAGGGTTTTGCAGCCCCACGCGCTGACGTAGCCGAATGCGCGCAGCTTCTGGCAAACGGGCGCAAGCGCGGTCGCCACCTGGAGTGTATCGAAACCCGGTACACCGAGGATGCGGGGTTTTACGCCGGTCACCGCCTCGGCGGTCAGCAGCGCTTTCAGGCCGGTGTATTTGCCGTTCTCGTCCGTGGTGCCGATGATGTTGGAAATGGTCTGCGCGAGCGCCGCCTCTTCATCGTCGCCGGTGCCCTCGGCAACGCGCACAACGACAATCACCGGTTTTGCCTGGTCGGCGATGGCCTGTAATGATGCCGCCAGCGTGCCTTTTTTACCGGCCTTTGCGATGGCGCTTTGTACACTGGTAATCAGCACCGGCTCGTTAAGGGGAAAGGTCGCGGCATCGGCATCGCTGGCGGTACAGACCATGCCGACAATGGCGGTCGAGACCGTGGAAATGACGCGCGTGCCGTCGTTGATTTCGACGACCTGCACGCCATGATGATAATCACTCATCCGTTTAACTCCGTGGGGTTGGGGTGAGTGTTATTGTCCGGGCTGCGCGGGTGCGGAGCTATTTATCAGGGTTGGCGGGCGTGAGGGACAACAGCAAACAAAAAAAAGCGGGCGTCTGCCCGCTGTGATTATGCCGGTAACTCCGGCCAGTCGATTTCCGGGGCATCCTCCGGCCGGATCCGGTTCAGTACCACCCGGTATGTCTTCCACTCCGTTAACAACGTTTTTTCGCTGTCGGTGGCAATACCCAGTTCAACAGCATCCTGAAGTGTCGCAATCATGTTATTTGCCTGAGTTAACCGCTCCTGCTTTTTGCGTTGGGCTTCTGCCTCATCATCCACTGGTGCGGCAGTAATTTTCCCACCGTCAAAAATAAATGCCCCGCCGATTGCTTTTTCTCCCGCAGCGGTAAATTCATGCGGCACATTCTCCGGTGCGATTTCCACCACAATCTGATTAACCGGAAATATTGTGCTCGCATCATAAGAAAAGTGGACGATTTCTTTTGAATCCGGATTAAATGATATTTTAAGCGTTTCAGTTGACAGCGTCTTAAGCCATAGATACCAGTCGCTATCATTCTCATCTTTCAGAAAAACGATATTCATTCCCGGAGATTTTGCGATGTAATATAATTCCAGCTCATCGGGGGAAAGTGTTGCAACCTCCTCTGGTGTGTATTTTCCCCATTTTTCTAATGGTTCATATTTTTTAAATGTGCCTGATTGCATTGTCATTAAGCCACCCATGCCGTGAACCAGTTCCCACCAATGTTATATTGAATATAACGATATTGTACTGCTGTATAGTTTGACTTTTGCAGCACCGCAGTAACAACAGCGCCGGCTGGAGCATAGGCAAAATTATTATCATTATTCCCGTTATTTACTTCGCCTGGTGACGCTAATCTGATGCCTCCTTGCAGGAAATTAGTGCCCACCCACGAAGCCCCGGCAAAATTACCGCCGACCCATGCTGTTGTTGCATAAGGGCTTAAATCCTGCAAATATCGTTCGTCGAAATTGCTGTAGTTGCCGGGTACTATATGCCCGGCCATTTGCAAATGACCGGTTCGGACATTGATATAGCCCGCCATCCCCTCATTTCCGTTGAGCGTGGAATAAAAACCAATCCCATACCAGGATTTAATCATCATGTTGGCACTGTTAAAGCTGGCATCATCATTGCCAAAGGTAATGCCGGTCTGCTTATCCGATATCCAGAATCCGCGGTGAAGATTCAGCTCGCCGTTTATGGTTCCTCCGGAGGCATCAATACTGGAAACCCATGCGCTCCAGACGTTGTTCCAGTATGTACGGATATAGCTGCGCGAATTATTATAAATACGGTAAATCTGCGTAATACCGGCGTGTTTATATACCTCAAGTGAACCAGCACTAGCTTCCGGGTAGTTAGCACCAGCCGCTGCATAATCATTTGTATTCTGGTAATACAGCCCCGGTGTCATAAACGAGTTGAGGTCAGCCGCATTGCCGATAGCCACCGCCTGGCCGTTAAAAATATCCTGCGCCGTCACGTTGATATCAGCGGATAATTCCCGGCCATTAACCCTGCGGGTGAGCGGAACCCGGCCATTGGCATTGTCATTAGCCGCCTTAACCGCTCTGGGTGTGGCCGCGAGCACCTCAGACGCGTTATCGGTCGCGCTGCTGAGCTGGACAAGCCCCTTTTGCCCCGTGGTCGCGTCCTGTGCCGTGTATTTTCCGTTAGCAAGGTCATACGCTGCCTTAACCGCTTTCGGCGTGGCGGCGAGCGCCTCAGACACGTTATCGGTCGCGCTGCTCAACTGGACAAGCCCCTTTTGCCCCGTGGTCGCGTCCTGTGCCGTGTATTTTCCGTTAGCAAGGTCATACGCCGCCTTAACCGCTTTCGGCGTCGCGGCGAGCGCCTCAGATACGTTATCGGTGGCGCTGCTCAACTGGACAAGCCCCTTCTGCGCCGTGGTCGCGTCCTGTGCCGTGTATTTGCCACTGGCAAGGTCATACGCTGCCTTAACCGCTCTGGGCGTGGCGGCAAGGTTCTCCGCTGCGCTGTCCGTGGCGCTGCTGAGCTGGGTAAAACCTTTGTCCGTCAGTGTGGCATCGGGATGGCGACGCGATTGCTCATGCTCCGCAAGTTTGTCATCCACATAATCCTGCGTGGCCATCACGACGGAACCGTCAATAGCCAGCTCAACAGAGGCAACATCGGACAGCATAATCACCATGCGCAGAGTCTGGGCCCGCCCGGAACCTTCTTCGAGCTCTGGCTTATAGCTTTCTGCCATATTGCCGACGGCGACCAGTGTGCCGGTGTCGTCATAAAGTCCCATTTCACGCAGCCAGAAACCGCCCGTTTCCGGCGGGATGACCAGTTCGGCCACCACATAATTTTTATGCCTGTTGTCCTGGCTGATTTTATTCAGCGTCTGGCGCCAGACCTCATTGATAAGTTTTGTCTGCCCGGCGTCCGGCTGCGGCAGCGTACCGCCGCCATCACCGACGGCCATCGCAGTAATATTCACCTTTTTCCCGCCCGGCGTGAGGGCTGCCGCAAATTTTGCCACCCCTGCCGTGGTGACGACGGTTTTGTATTTCGTTGCCATTTTCTTTTACTCACTCCGGGTAAACCGTGGTCACGTCGCCGCTGTAATTCACGCCACCGGCAAAGAGAGCTCCGGCAACGTCCTGAATAATATTGAGGCCGATAAGATGGCGGCTGGCGGGCTTTGCATCCGCAATGAGCCGCTCCATCTCGGTATACATTTCTTCGGTGATACCGGTTTCCAGTACGCCGATATCAAGCCGGAATGTGCCTGGCGGATCGCCGGTCTCCCACCACTCGGTGACATTAATGAGATAGCCGAGCGGCTCGACCACGCGCCGCACTGCGCCGATGGTGCCTTTATGACAGTGGATAAAATAGGCGCTGCGGATAACGTCCCGTTTCGTCTCTTCCGGCCAGTTCTCGTCCCACCGGTCAACGGAAAACGCCCAGGCCAGCCACGGCAACAGGCTGACCGGACACAGGTCAGGATTCCACAGGCGGCGCAGCGGTATCGGGGTGTTTTCGATTTCAGAACAGGCGCGCGCGGCGGCCACCTCCAGCGCCGAGGAGCCCACCGGCAACAGCCGCGATTCACTCATCGGAGCCCCCGACAACTATCCGGTAATCAGTGCAAAAAGAGGCTTGTGTTTTATCGAGTACGATGTCAGCCGCCGGGGCGGCCAGCTCAACACGCTGCACACCTTCAACATGGAGTGCGGCATAAATGGCAGATTTACGGATATCGCGACCGAGGCGATGCTGTGCGCTGATATACGCCTTGAGTTTGTTTTCCGCCGCACGGCGAACCGGCTCACTTTCCGGGCCCGGGTAGAGATAAAGCGTGGCGTCAATCCGGTAATCAACAATCGCCGCTGACTGCACGGTCACGCGGTCGGCAACCGGCCTCACATCCTCATCGTTAAGGGCATTTCGCACGGCCATCAGCAGGTCATCCGACGCTGCGCCGTTATCCTCGCGCGACAACACAGAGACGGTTACACAGGCGGGTGCCGGGCTGATAACGGAAATATCCGCGACACGTCCGTCGGCGCTGCGCCCATGAAATTCATAAGCCCCGGTTGAGCCCGCCACGCTCAGCCCTTCCATTGCCTGCTGAATGCGTAGCCGGTAATCACTGTCCGCCTCCATCACCGCCGCGACGGGCGGGAATGCGGCGTCACCAGCCGGGGTGATAACCAGCCTCGCGACGTCATAATTCGCGCCGATAACGTCGAGGTCATTGCCGGTGGCATAGGCAAGCATCGTCGCGCGGGCGGCTTCGTTCACGCGCTGACGCCACAGCACCTCACGATACGCGTTCTCTTCCAGAAACTTGGTCAGCGGCTCGGATTCCAGTGCCAGCGTGCGGGCAACGGCGTCCTGCTCTTCAGCAGGGAACAGCGAAACCAGCGTCGCCTTGCGTTCGGTGAGAATGCTCTCGTAATCGAGTTCCTCGACCACATCCGGGGCGGGGAGCTCGCTCAGGTCAACAATCGGCATGGGTTCAACTCACAGGAAGGGTTAATGAAAGGGTTTCCCCGGTGCTGACGAGCTGGCCGGTCAGATTGACGGTCATCCGGCCTTCGCTTTGCTCCGTAGTGATTTCACTCAGCGTGATGCGCGGCTCCCACTTCAGGAGCGCCATATAACAGGCCACGCGGATTTGCAGCGTGAGCGCCGGTGTCTGCGGCTGGTCAATCAGCGTGGAGAGCAGCGAGCCATATTCCCGGCGCATGACGCGGGAGCCGACCGGCGTGCGCAGAATGTCGCTCATGCTCTGGCTGACGTGCTGTGAATCAGTAAGCGCGCGGCCATTTACGCGGCTCATGCCGGTATAGTTCACTGTCACAGGGGGGCTCCTGTTGTGCCGCCGCTGTCGCCGGGGTGCTGATGGGTGTGAAGCACTTTGCCGTTGGACGACAATGCGCCGCCGCTGTGCGAGATATTCCCGCTCATCGTGCCGCCTTTCTGCACCTCCAGCGTGCCGGTAATGAGCCTGTTCGTGCAGACCACTTCCGGGGTGTCGAGCGTGATGCGCGAAGAGGCTTTGACCAGCACCACCGGCACGGTGGCGGTGAGGGATTCCGATGCGGTAACGTCGGCGGTTCTGATGCCGCTGACCGTCAGCGCACTGGTCGCCGGTTCGTACTCAATAACCGCGCCATCCGGGAAAGCAATATGCAGGGCGTCAGCCGAAGCGGACGGGGCGCGGTTCTCATCGGAGAAAATGCCGGGCAGCACAAACGCGGTATCGAGCTCGCCGCCTACGGCCAGAATGAGCACCTGTTCGCCAATGGAGGGAGCCCACCATGTGCGCGAACGCCCGGCGCGCTGCGTCAGCCACTGGAGCCAGTCGGTAACATTGCCGCCGGTCTGCACGCGACAGCGCCCGGCATCAAGGTCAGTGTCGACAATAACGCCGGTGCGTATCATATTGCGCAGCGTGCGCGCAAGTTCATTTAAATTTGTGAGTTTGTTCATGGATGAAAGGATGCGGTCATACAGTTCAAACAGCAAAACATGCTGTTTTATTGACAGATGAAACAACTGCGGGTAGAAAACAAACTCTGTGGATTAAACAATAAAAAAAGAGGAAAGGATGTCGACGCTAAAAAACAACTACAGGCCGATGACAGCAGGTGAAATAAGAATGGCGCGGACTCTTTTTCAGAACGCCATTAATTATAGCGCCGTAAAAATTTATAACGGTGATTATTTGCCGTTTGGTTTGCAAAATAGCCGCGTCGCTATGACACCAGACGGCAATATGTACTATCCTGAAGCACTCTTCAGAGAAGATTTTTCCTTTGGTGACATCACGGACAAGGCGCTGTTCATGCATGAAATGGGGCATGTATGGCAGCACCAGATGGGCGTCAATGTCCGGACTCGTGGTTTAGTTAGCTGGGCTTCAAGCTATGAATACTCTTTGCCAAACGAAAAGGATTTAGCAGATTACAGCCTCGAACAACAGGCTTCTATTATTGCTGATTATTATGTGCTGACTAACTTTGGTGTGAATGTTTTTATTCAGCAATCCACTTTTAAAGGCATCATCGGACCTGATTTACGAGATAAATACAAGAATATTCTTAAATACTTCCTTGCATCACCCACTAATAAAAGGTGCCTGTGGAAATGAAAAAATTAATGCTAATTGCGTGGTCGCTTTTACTGAGTGGTTGCATGGTAGATAACTCACCCTACCGGGCCGCTGATATTTCATTATCTGCAAATGGACAACCTTGCGTTACAGTATCGAAGGATTCACTGACCAGTGACGGAAAATCAAAATTGCTGGTTCTCAGAGTATCCGAGCGAGCCCCGGACAATAATATGAAACAGGTCTGGGAACGTGATGATATGAGTAACCCAACGCTGACTGTGATACCTGATAGATGTCTGCCCGTGGATTACCACTTTGAGAAAGGTAAAGAGTACAGCGTCACAGCAATCACTGCCTTTTCAGCAAGTGAAGTGGGGACTAAACGTATATGGTCTGCAGGTTTCAACCTGGAGAATTTAGCCCCAAAACGATGATCATAGATGTTTAAAGATGACGTCCTCTATCATCACAATATCCTCTTTGTTTAAGCCCAGCAGAAGCCGTCGCGGATACACAATATCAGGACGGTTTCGGGCCGGTTTATCCTTTAATCCATACTGATGAACCCGCGCGATGCGCTGTACTTTGTCGGTAAACTCCACCACTGCCGCGCTGTCATTACCGCTGGCTTTCATATAGCGATTCGTGCGCAGCTTCGCGAACATCTCGCGCTTGATACGGCCTTTCTTTGCGCGCAGCGGCTGGGGTTTTCGTTTTGCGTATGGTGAGCCGTCCGGGTTTTTCTGGGCTTTGATGCGCTGCTGTTGCTGCTGGCGCAGCTTCTTCGCAATGTCGACGGTAAGACGCCGACGCCCGGCAGGGGACAGCGCAGCCAGCAGCCCGGCAAGCTCATTCTCAAACGGTTTAAATTCAGTCATCCCACTTACTCACCAGTTCGCCATTGATGTACAGCTCCACCGGACGCGTGACCGGCTCCGGCGGGGGCGGTTCCGGGATGCGCCGGACGTGAAGCGCTGAGCCGACCTCGTTAACCAGCGTTCGCTCGGTCAGGGCAAGGCTCATGCTGATATCAAAACTGCTGTCATTGTTGAGATCGGCCTCAAAGGTGAAGCCTTTCGCCTGACCTGTGGCGGTTTCCATAATGTCGGGCTGATGCTCACGCAGCCACGCCAGCACCGGCACAAGCAATAAATCCGCATCGCCGGTAAAGTCCGTCACCACCACATTGAGCGTGTAACGCTTCTCGAATGACAGCGAGGTGGCGAGCGTGGCGACAAGGTTGCCGCTGTCGACAAACAGCCGCAGCATCTCAGGGTTGGTTTTCAGCACCGGCACGGCATCAGCCAGGGCTTTTCTCAGACTGTCGGGCTTCAGCATCTAAATCATCCTGACATTGTTTGATGGTTTCGACCTGGAGCGCACAGCTTTCCAGCGCCCGCTCAAGGTTGCGGATATCGGCACTTAAATCGCCGTTCGTGTGTGGATCACTGCCCGGCATCGGGCAAAGGCTGACTTTCGGGCAGCCGCTGTAAACAATCACCGGCGCTGGCGCAGGCGGCGCGCTTGTGCAACCGGCGCACAGCATCAGGTAAATCAGCGCTGTACCAGCGGCGAAAGGCGTCATTTTCATTGAGTAACCTCGTTATGGTCTGTTCCCGCCGGGCTTCCCGATCACCGGCAGTATTCAGCTTCTGGCGTAAATCCACCTGCGCCCGTTCGTTTTTATCCGCCCGGTCACGGGCAACAATGAGCTGGTTTTTCAGCATGCCGATCGTCAGCTTTTGCTCGCCCGCGACGCGGCTCGCTTTATCAAAAGACTCCCGCAGGGCGCTATTCTCATGGCGCAGCCACAGCAGCCCGGCCACCGCAAGCGCCAGCACCACCATTAACGTTTTCATTGCGTCCCCTTCAGGCAGTAATCCCGCTCGCGCTTGCGCCGGTTCTCCAGCCCTTTATTTTTGATTCCGTTGATGTAGACCCAGCGCGGGAGCTGGTCACAGGCCTGTTGCCATTTTTTCTGGTTCAGGAAATACACCAGTGTCGACTGACAGGCCGGCGCCGGGTGCGTGGTTATCGCGCCGCCGCTGGTTGCCGGGGGTAAATTCCGCATTCTGGAGCGGCATCAGTGGAAGGGGATGGATTTTGCCACACAGGCCGAGTCTATCCGCGAGCTCACGCAAAAATACAACGTCGAATACATCGGGATTGATGCGACCGGACTCGGTCAGGGCGTTTTCCAGTTGGTACGCTCCTTCTACCCGGCAGCGCGCGACATTCGCTATACCCCGGAAATGAAAACCGCGATGGTGCTGAAAGCCAAAGACACCATCACGCGCGGTTGCCTCGAATATGACGTCAGCGCAACCGACATCACGCAGTCGTTTATGTCCATCCGCAAAACCATGACCAGCAGCGGGCGCAGCGCCACCTATGAGGCCAGCCGCACCGAAGAGGCCAGCCACGCCGATCTCGCCTGGGCCACCATGCACGTACTGATTAACGAACCGCTGACCGCCGCGAGCGGCCAGCCCTCATCCTCAATTCTGGAGTTTTATTAATGGCTAAACGCAACAAACGCCAGCGCACCCCGACACCGCGCCCGCATACCGCCGCGCCCGCGCAGAGCATGGAGGCGTTTACCTTCGGCGAGCCGGTACCGGTGCTCGATAAACGCGATATACTGGATTACGTGGAGTGCATCGATAACGGCCAGTGGTACGAGCCGCCGGTGAGCTTTTCCGGGCTGGCGAAAAGCATGCGCGCCGCCGTTCACCACAGCTCGCCGATTTACGTCAAACGCAACATCCTGGTATCAACCTACATCCCGCACCCGCAATTATCCCGGCAGGATTTTACCCGCTTCGCGCTGGATTACATGGTGTTTGGCAATGCGTTTATTGAGCAACACCGGAGCGTGACAGGCAGGCCGCTCAGATATGAAACCTCACCGGCCAAATACACCCGTCGCGGGGTGGAGCAGGATACCTACTGGTATATTCAGAACTACACAAAGCCGCACCCGTTTGCGCCCGGCTCGGTGTTTCACCTGCTGGAGCCCGACATTAACCAGGAGCTTTACGGGATGCCGGAATACCTGAGCGCACTTAACTCGGCCTGGCTGAATGAGTCGGCGACGCTGTTTCGCCGCAAGTATTACCAGAACGGCGCGCACGCGGGTTACATCATGTACGTGACGGACGCGGCGCAGAGCAGCACCGATGTTGAGGCGCTGCGCAAGGCGATGCGTGATTCGAAAGGGCTCGGCAATTTTAAGAACCTGTTTTTCTATGCGCCGAACGGAAAAGCCGACGGCATTAAAATTGTGCCGCTGAGCGAGGTCGCCACCAAAGACGATTTTTTCAATATCAAAAAAGTCAGTGCCAACGACCTGCTGGACGCGCACCGCATCCCGTTCCAGCTCATGGGCGGAAAACCGGAAAATGCGGGCTCGATAGGCGACGTTGAGAAGGTGGCAAAAGTGTTTGTGCGTAACGAGCTGACGCCGTTACAGGCCCGCTTTCTTGAGCTCAACGAATGGGCGGGAGAGGAAATTATCCGGTTCCAGAAATACAGCCTCGACACCGACGACGCGTAACCCACGCCAGCCGCCTGCGGGCGGCTTTTTCACGCCCCCTCGCCAGAGCCCACCAGAGCCCCCACACGACGCACTGCCGTCTCGCTTCCCCGTAACACGCTCTCGCGCCCTGCGTGTGGCAGGGGCGCTCTCAGGCGCGGGAAAATAAATAAATTACCGGCCTCAGCGCGCAGTGCTTTCCCCGCCTCGCCTGCCCGCTTTATGGGTCGGTTTTAATGCAGTTGCATCAGCAGTGACGCTCAACGCCAGCGCTGGCGCTGACTGGGAAATTCTGACATACAAATCAAATGCAAAATGATGCAATAAATACATGCATTCTACTTTTTAAGTTTACCTATTCTTTTTTCTAAACTACGAAGTACTTTTTTGCATTTTTTCTGATTAATATATGTATCATCAATAATTTTAATATGAAACATTACTACTCTATTCAAGCATACAAACATCACGCGAGCATCATCACTTGTTATTAAAAATGATTCTTTATTGACATTTTTAATGCGATTATTTTGTGATAAATCATCAAATGCATCTGACCCATGCTGACGCCTGTACTGCTCTTTAATAAAAATTACTTCTTCATGACCAATAAGCTCAACCCAAACTATTAAATTCTCAGGAAGTAATTCACCACGCTGGATGAAGTAAACACCTTTACCTAGCCAAGTTCCGTAGCGATATAGTTCTTTCGCTGTGAGAGGCAATGTTATGGATGTACCACGCTGACTATGACTGACGCTCTGGAAAGCCTGCTTAAATCTGGAATCCTTCCTTGAAAGTGCCTTGTGAAAGTTGTTAATAGCATCAAAACTACCATCAGTATTATCTCCTACCATACGACAGATAACGCCTAGTATTTCATCTACCCGGCTCTTTTCGCTGTTGCATTTCTTGCATGCATGAAAATCCCCTTCACCATTAGTTCTATGAATAGATACTGATACTTGTGGAATCATATGTTCCACAGTTCTGCTATGAGGATCGTTTACAATTCTGTTCATGAGAACGCCGCAATAAACACAGTATGTACTTGCTCTCATTCCCTGCCCCTGAAATTTACCGTAAATACACCATCTTAGATGCCACATTTTATACGTGGTGTAAGATGTTGTCCGCTGAGTAGATGCTGGATAAGAAGGCACTTCTGGTTGCTCTGGGCCGAAAGTACTGACGACAAGAAGTGCGAAACCGTAGTACTCATGTGTAGACAACGGGTCTGCCGCAACAGACCACTTGTCCCTTGCCCGCAAGTCTCCGCACCGATTTAAAAATCACCAAATCCATGAAAATAATGCGCTCAATACATGCGAAGAGGGAGAACTGCCCATAGGTGCGATCGAGACATGTCGATTAGCTTCTGTCACACGTTAAATGCCGGTAGATTTTTTTCGTTAAAAAAATGGCGAGCACACCCAGCAAAATAGAAGCTAAACCCAGAAAAATCAGTAATGAAAGAAGGTGGCTAAACAGCCCTCCGAAGCTTGTAAAATCACTCAGTCGCGCAAACTGTTCCGGCGTCAGTACACGAATCACGATTTCTGGAATAGTTAGAAAGAAAACAATCACCACCAGAACATAAATGGTCACCTTACCGCTTTTTTTCATTATCTTCCTTGCTCCTTCTGACGATGATGATCAATTATTGAACTGACCTGCCTTCAATATTTTATTATCATCACCCACACATAATTTCATTAAAAAATAAATAGCTCCCAATTTAAAGCAATCCATAGAGTCTCACAAAAAAACATCTAATCTGGATAGCGCTTATAATCATACAAGCTGACTAGTCTTTTATAGTCTGAAGGTAAAATTTCAAGAGCTACTCCCTCTCTCAGATAATCGGCCACATTATCTAAATTTATATTATCTACGTAAACATTGTAGAAAAGAATGCGAACAGTTTTATAAGACTTAAATCCTAAAGACAGTATTTCATCAACTGTATCATAATCAATTCTTTCTGAAGGATCTATTGATTCAAAATAAGTATTTAAGTTCCGTATTTGATTCTCTTTTAGCTGTTCAATACCTTGAATTTCGTTACAAATGGTAGAAAAACCATGAGCGGTAAAGTACTGATTACGCGAAACCTTTATCTTGTTCAACAACATAATCAATGCATCATTTCTTGAATCCATTATATCAAAGTAATTCATAACCATTTCTGAAGCAGATTGGTAATGATATGTAATTTTCTGAATTGAACCTACAGCCATAACTAATTCATCATTAGATAAATTTTCCAAATCACCCACAATTTTTACTTTTACAGAACCACCTTCCTTAATTTTCCTCATGACGCTTTCAACTTTTCTAATATCCATAGATGATACTGGAAGTTTAAGGCCAACCAATTCACCAAAAACACCGCTGAAATTATCAGTCTTTATTTTATTAATTTTTATGTTACCAATGTTTTCAATAACCACGTCATGTTCCAAAACATCTAGAGAGTCACTACCTTCTTCACGCTCTATTAAAAGAAAATTTTTCCTGACTTTATCTGCCAAATCAGAATCCTTTGAAATATATGAGAAAATAGTTTTCAATATATCTCTAATATTTTCATCGCTTATGCTATAACCGATAAAGATAATTGGATTGTGAATGAACAATGAAATTAGTTGCGCTCTAATTAAATGATTACTAACTCGGAATCTCTCATAATCTGATTCAGAAATTACAATCGATTCTGGATGTGATACACAACCATGTATTTTATAAACAGAACCGTAGGGGTTACTTAATAAAATATCGTTACCAATAATAGGCTTAAACCCAATTAGAGTCTCAATGAATCTATCATAATTGGTCGTGATAATGGATCCAATATTCCTGCTAGCCTTAGCAAACAATTCCATTTCTTTTGCATTATTTTCATTATCATTTGTTTCATGAAGATCAACAAGTTTAGATATGAATATTTTTATTCGACTAGCCGAGTAATTTCCAGAAGAAGCATACTCATAATATTTATCATTTATGGATTTGAACTTCCCGTTTCTATCTGACTCTAGCAATCTGTTAAATTCATTTTCTATTTCACTAGCAACCTTTGGAAAATCAACCTCACCTAAAGAATTTGCATTTCTACCAGCCGAATCAAAATAGAAGTCATAGCTGCCTTTCATTTCATAAACAATTTTTTTTAACAGTTCAGGCCATGAGTACGTACCAGTCAAATATCGCCGACTAAACCCTGCTCCAACAAACACAACTGGATGATTTACGTATGATCCCATGAACTCACTAAGTTTCATCTATCGTTCTCCTAAGAAAAATTTTTGTAGTTGATTCAACATACAACATCATTTTTCAAGCGCATACAATTTTACTAACTAGCCTTTTGCATCAGCTAATCACATTCTGATGCTGAAGACGCAACTATTTGCGTTAGAACTTGTGCATTATGTCTGAAAATTTTACCCACATTTGACCCAGTTACGCTGTTCAAATCAATACATCCGGCGTTATCGATAAGTAATAAAAGAGTTAAGCTGGCTTTAACTTGAACAAAGATGACTGTAGGAAGCAACTGTAAGTTAAAGCGCGTAAGCTCAAGAATCCCAGTTGCCGGTGATGGTGGGCGACAATTTTTTGATAACTCTCCCCATTACCAGATGACTGACCTGTTCCTAGTTGATTAACACATTATAATGCCAGCAACGTCCCCCTTGATTAAGGATAGCATTGCATCGACCCGTTGAACTCACAGCACTTAGCTGCCATAAGACTGTCAAGCAACTCACAGGTCATTTCTATCTCGCTGTGAAGACGCCTTTTCTACTTTGTGTTGACACACTTCAAGCTCCCAGCGTTTCGGTGTGATGCCATACTGCGCAAGGTCAAAGCGGATGCGCGGTATTTGCGAGCGTTCGGATTCAGTCAGCCTGCTTGATGGAGCGACATCATGCGGTTTTAACGGTTCACCGCTTCTTTGCTGGCGATTTTTCTGCGGGGCGTCATGTTTTAGCGCGCTCCTGAGCGCCGTCACGACCTCCGGGTCATCCCATGCGATAACCCCGCCATCAACGAGATTTAACACCGCTGCGGCATGCTCAGACGGTGTAGGAGTCATAACTGAAACGTCACCGCCGGTGAGCTTTCCACAGTTATTGACAGGACTCCGAGGCGCGGCGATGCCGCTTTTTAAAGTCAAAGGCTCAACGGCCAAAAGCTTTGGAACAATGCGCCATTCCGATGATCGGGTAACGTGGACATGACGTGCGCCGAGATGTGGCGCGTAAATTCCTACCACCCGCTCAATATCTTCCTCGTATGCGTTAACCTCATCAGTCACGTTGCGGGCTACGCGCACAGTCTGGCTATCTCGCGGGATATTCGCCCCACCCTGTGCGGCGATATATAAATCAAAATCACCACTATCCGCAGCGGCGCGAGCCGCTTCTACACGCTCATCAAATTCATCAGCAACGCTGACGCCGCGAGGTAATTTTCTCAGTTCGCGATAAGCGCCCATTGTCGGCAGGCCAATCGGTTTAAATTGAGGAATACGCCATGTAGACGCCCAGGCTGTTACAGCGGCAGCCGTATCTTTTAACGGCTTGCCAGTATCATGATCGAGCTCGCCATCAAGCGCATAACCATCGATATTTTTAGCAATGTATTTCGCGATATAGCCCGCTGCGCCGCCTTTGTTCAGGTGTTTAGCCTGAAAGCGGTTACGAGCTGCACCGCGCTCGTCGCCATCCTCTTTGAGGGCATAACGACGCATAATTTCGGTGATTTCTTTGCGCTGCTGGCCATCGCAAAACAGCATCATGTGCCAGTGTGGCGTCCCGTCGTGGTGTGGTTCGACGACACGCATGCCGTAAACCTGCAAATCGTTATCTTTGAAAGCGGTACGCATAAGGCTCCAGATACGGCAAAGATAACGCTGCGCATCCTTCGGGGTGTAAGCCTCATCATTCCAGCCGTGATTAAGCTGCACAGTCTTATCTTTACCCTTGCCGACCTGACGCGTCGGATGATATTTCGACGGTGCGGTCAGAGTGATAAACATCCCGACATCACCCTCGGCGGCGGCGTAACGCTCAATTCCGGCGATAGTATTCATCAGCTCCATACGTCGTATCTCAGGGTTAGAAATACTCCCCATGACTTTGCTAATGAGATCGATACGCTCGCCCGTCACCTTATTTTCCAGATCACAGGATTTGAGGTATTCAAGATTAGCCAGGCGGCGTGTATGTACATCGCGGATTGCGTTTTTGCTGGCATAAGGCGAGCGGTCTTTATTAACCTCACCGACAGCAATTAAAAGAGCTTCATGCCAGCGCATACGTTGCGCTTTGAGCTGGTTAATCCACCAGTCATCGTTAATCAGTCGAGCCACAGCGGAAAAAGCCTGGCGGATCGTCATCTGACCTTTGCGGTACTTCTTCCAGAAAAGCGGGGAGATATTGAAAGCACGAGCTGCTCCAGCAACATGACCATAAAGATGCGCCTGCGCCTCATCGGTAAAAAGCGATTCTTTACCACCGTGCGCCTCTGCCCATGCATCGCTTAACTCTTCGTACATAACAAAAAACTGCGAGGCGATACGTGCCGCGAATTTTTTCAGTTCCTTATCGTTCATTCCCGGCAAGCGCGCATAAGTTTCGCTTTCCGCCAGAAATAGTAACGACGCCTGAGTGTTCATTTCGTTGCGCTGGTTTACTCGCTCAATGCGCGGCCATAAACGGCGTAAAAACGTCGACTTGAGAAAATAGAATCCGTGAACCGGGCTTCTGTTGCGCCTGATGTACTCATAACGCGATGTGAAGAGAGAGCTTAAAAAGTAAGGCAGACGGTCAATCTTGGACAAAACGCCTTGCACCTGACGCAGCTCGTCACGTGTAAGGGGTCTATCGCGCCCAATAGCATCACGCGGCGCGTTCCATGAGTAAGCACCGGAAAATTCTTTGCCGGTGCCTTTTGCAAATGGTGGCGGCGGTGTAGGGGCGTAACGCCCCCGAGCTTCAACGCCCATTTGAGCCAAAAGCCGTTAAGCATTGCTGACTGAGGCGCTCAACCTGCGTACTTAGTGCCTCAAACGAGCTGGCGTCACCAGTCAAGAGATCGTGATGTACCAAGCCGGAAACGAGCTGGTTTAATTTGGGGTAATAGCCGACAACATCGAGCCACTCCTTACCGGCATTCTTACCTGTTTCAGCGGTCTTTTTTTCCTGCAAAATAAATTGAAAGCGATCACTGGTGACGACATAACGCTCGCCAATATCGATACGAATGCTCATGCGCGTCCCCGATAGTGTTTTGCTTTCGCCTCATGTGCTGACTGACAGTAAACACAGCGAGTAGCAGATGGATAAACTGCACGGCGGTCAGCAGGAATCGGAGCGTCACATTCTTCACAAACCAACGCAGCAGCGCCGCAGGGTTTTACCCGCGCGGCGTTGACCTGGCGAGCCAGTGACTCGGACTGCCGTTCTTGAATGTGATCCATATAATCTGGCATTGATTTAGCTCCTCTCTCTGTTCAGTTTTTTAAACTCACTGGCGCAATAACCAGTTAGCTCGATGGTTAATTTCGATAATTCATCAACGGTGGTGATTTGCTTATGAAAAACGGCGCGTTTCACAAGCAAACTGACCACATCCGTCAGGAGGTTTAATTCACTCGAATAAATAGCGATAATTGACTCTGTTATCGCTCCGTTTTTTTTATCGCGCTTAATGTCGGCAAGCGATAACTCACCGCTTTTCATAACCGCAATCTTTAGCCAGTTATTAAGTAATACGGAGTGCATCAGAGACATTAATGAGACTCTCCGCGAGAAAGGCCGATATTATGGAACTTGATGGATTCCTGACTGAGTAACTCAACAATCTCAACGCGCGATAACTCAGCGCCAGCTATATGACGGATTAAGCCGTCAAGATGAGAGGAAAAGCGCGTAGCCGCGTCGGCCTGTGCTTCGGCTCTGGCCTGCTGCAACATTAATGAAAATTTACCGCACTGCTTTCCTGTTACTGTATGCATGACTTTCTCCAGACAAAAAGAAGCCCCGCACAATTAAGTGCGTTAAAATTTACCGTTAATTATTTAATGCAGATATTGCTCGGGTTTTACCGAGGTTAAAATTGTTGGCGCATATTCGAATAAGTTAAATAGCTCACGCAACGCGCGAAACAAGGCATCACGCCAATAACAAGAGTCTTCATTAATACGCCAGTAAGGCTGATTAAATTCTTGCTCTGTTAATCCCGCATGCATAAACAATGTGCGACGCTGACTAATGGTTAATCGGCCAATATATTTAACCAGGCTAATCCCAACCTGACGGAATCTTGAAAATGCAGAGCGTAACTCGTCAATAGCAGTTATCAGACGCTCACGATCAACATCGCTCATTTCTTCAAAACGCATCGTAGCGTGACGCTGTTTTAACTGAGCGTGGAAGCAGACAGTTAAGCGCTCACGCTCCATCATCTGATTATAAAAATCACAAGAATCCTGCCAGCGAGGCGCGGCCAAATATTTGCTGACCAGGCTGCGTAAACCGGCAGGCTGTGCGGACACGATACCGAGCGTCATTACAGGCATTTCCAGAACCTCCACGATTTCAGGAAAGCAAAAATAGTGCTTAAAGCGCCCGTTTTTTTAGTGCGAATGATGATGCCCTTTCGCCCTCTGCCGTGGGTGATAGTGAAATCTATCGCCCCTGAGCTTTCATTACGCAATAACTGAGCTATGCAACGTGGTTCGTTCATAATCAAAGCCCCATCCAAAGCAGCCACGCATCACGCTGTTCTACTGGCCTGTTGTAGAACGCCTCACGTACTGCGCGATTAAATTCAGGGATGAAAACCCACTTTTCACCGGCACGGGCATTCGGCTTACTCGGATCCCGAAGCTCGATAACTGGCAATTTGTTCTCTTTAACCATCTTGGTAACCGCCGACTCTGGCTTACCAAGCAACTCGGCAAACTTCACCGTATGCACCGCGTTAAGCGGGTACTGAATTACATAATCATTGGCTTCCATTCGTTAGACCCTCTTTGCTTTCGTGCTACTCTTGCCCGATCCAGTCCTTTCTAAGTCGCCCTTGTCCTTGTGGGGGACTGGTTTTGTGTCTTGAAAGGTTCGACTTGACGACCTTTCGAGGTGAATATAGTCGTCATGTCGGGACCATGTCAAATGAAAGTTTCACAAAAAATACGCGCAATAAGGAAAGCCGAAGGGCTAACTCAAGCCAAGTTTTGCGAGTTAGTAGGAATTGCACTGGGAACACTTAAGAACGTTGAAGGAGACCACAGAGAACCGGGGTTACAAGTGGTAATGCAGGTTGTTAATACTCCACAATTTGGGAAATACACCCTTTGGCTGATGACAGATAAAACCGCCCCGCAAGCTGGTCAAATAGCACCGGCTATCGCACACATTGGGCAAGAATCAACAGAATCGAACCACTCCGAGAAACAGATTGGTTAACGCTCTATAAACATTACATTTTCACCATTTGTTACCAAGATGGTGAGTACAGCACCGGAGGGCTTTCTTATGCCAATTAAGAAGCTCGATGATGGTCGCTATGAAGTGGACATTAGACCTCGCGGTCGCGACGGAAAACGCATCCGCAGGAAGTTTGAAAGAAAAGCTGAGGCAGTGGCATTTGAGCGATACACAATCGCCAACGCCAGCCAGAAAGAATGGGCAGGCCAACGAACAGACCGCCGTCTCCTGTCGGAGCTGTTAGAGGTATGGTGGCAGTATCACGGCCAGAATCACGAACACGGAGAAAAAGAGCGAGGGCATTTGCGCAAAACCATCAGCGGGTTGGGTGACATACCAGTCAGCAGATTGAATAAAAAATGCTTGATGGATTACCGCTCTGTTCGTCTACGCGATGGCATCAGCGCAGCGACGATAAATCGTGACATGTACCGCTTATCGGGCATGTTCACCAAGCTAATCCAGTTGGATGAGTTTTCCGGACAACACCCTATTCATGGACTGCCGCCGCTGGCGGAGGCCAACCCGGAAATGACGTTTCTGGAGAAATCAGAAATCGAGAAGCTGTTAAGCGTTTTGGTTGGTGATGACTTGCTGGTCGCGCTTTTGTGTCTGAGCACCGGTGGAAGATGGACGGAAGTTGCCACGCTGAAACCAGCGCAGATAACAAGCTGCAGGGTTACCTTTTTGAAAACCAAAAACGGCAAAAAGCGAACCGTGCCAATTTCTGAAGAGCTGGAGAAGAAAGTTAAAGATGAGGCCAGCGCTAAATTGTTCAAGGTCGATTATGAGAAGTTTTGCGGGATCTTACGCAGAGTGAAACCTGATATCCCACCCAATCAGGCAACCCACATCCTGCGTCATACCTTCGCAAGTCATTTCATGATGAACGGGGGCAATATTATTGCGCTGCAGCAGATTCTAGGGCATGCGAGCATTCAGCAGACGATGGCCTATGCGCACCTTGCGCCTGATTACCTGCAAAACGCAGTAGCGTTAAACCCATTAAAGGGAGGTTTAACGGTTTGAAAATTAATCAGGCAACATAGTTCGTTTGCTATCAACCAGGACGATAAGCGCATCTTGCGATGTAACGTCGTCCTGGTATACGTCGGCGCTTAACCCATCGGCCTGCGCTTTCCCGGCAGGCCTGAACTTAAGCGACCAGTTGTAACCACAGAGGATGGTCATAACACCTTTAAAAAGTGGGATGACCAGTTTAATGCGTTTACGCAAAGGGAGTTTTGAAGAAATGACGAACAGTTCCAT